CAGGATGTCTAGCTCTACGATACCAATACGGAGCAAATGAAAGTGCGGCCAGCTTTGGTATCATGAAGCAGTTCACATCAACGAAATTGTCACCAATGACAGACTTCCATTTACCTAAGGACTCACAATCATCGTTGCAAATGTAATTACCACCTTGATCAACAATCTTGCGTAATGAGTATGCCCAATCATTACCTCGTGTGAGTTGATTGACTAGCGATTCAATATGATTTTCATCATACCAATTATCTTGGTCTAGAAAGCACAGATATTCACCTTCAGCGATAAATGTCATCGCGCCATAGATGCGATGACCATTGTATTGGCTATGACCTGTGTTATATGGTAATGTAAGTATACTAGCATATCGCGATCCAACAATGGAATCTAGTGCATTTTCATAATGCTCAACTCCATCAACAACGATTAGATGCTGGATGTTTTTGTATGTTTGATTATCAACAGACCGAACTGCATCAGCTAGTTGTGCAGAACCTGTTGTTGGTGTAATTACTGTGATCAATGGATTCATAATAAAATTGAGTTAGTTACTGACCTGGTGTATCTCGTTTATATCGCTTGACTAGCGTGTCTGTACCATCTTGACCAGCGCCAGCTACAGGAAGAATGTCTGGATTAGGAGACTTCTTTTCTTCATGCACACTTTTATGTAGCTGAACTCCAGTGACTTTCTGGACCATATCCCAAGCATCTTTTGTTCGCTTGTTCTTCACATGATCATCAAATTTCTTCTTCTGATCTGGTGTAGCTTTTTGCTTGAATTTGATAAGCTCCATGATGCCGATGTTACCAGCATAAGCGGCTTCTTTGACAAGTTCTTTGAACGACTGCATTATTCGCCTCGCGTCAATGTTAGTATTTTTTGTATTTGTGATTCTATCATTGGACCACGATTAGGCCATTTGATGACAGGCTGATCAGCAGTCTTCAGTAATCTAGTCAGAAATGGAATTATCAGCTTTTCCAATTCTTTCATTCGCTTCTTATACTCTTCAACCGTCTCGTCCTTCTGCGCAATGACAGCAGTGAAGTCTTCTTCCTGTTCTGCGGTGAAACCGAAGTCGTCATCACCATATTCTTCCATGATCTTGGTCAGATCAAACTTTTTCATTTGTCCCACGCTTTCTGGGCGGTGAAGTTGGCATGGCTGAATTCAAGTCTATCAACTAGCTTGACTGCATTGCCTTTCAATCTATCAACAGCAACAAAGCCTTCTGGATTTGTAACTTTGAATCCATTATCAGTACGCAAGAATGCACCAGTGACTTGACGCATCTGTTGCAATTTCTTGATGATTATGTTTTTTGAATCTACGATCATGTTCATAATATCAAAAATCTTTACAAGCTCGGCAAAGTTGTTTCTGTAGAATCGCATGATCTCATTCTTTTCAGCTTGACGCTTTAGCTTAGTGTCTTCTCTCTTAGCTGCAATAATCTCTTTATTCAACTTGTCTTCAATCCACTTCAACAATCCTTTTGCATGTTCGGTTGTATCCTTGATGTGTTCACCGGAACGCACTTTCGTGTTGTTGTATGTCTTGATCTGCACATTGAATATTTCAGAGGTAGCAATACGATTTAGTGTCATGCTACTGGTTCTTTGAAATAATGAGCCGGCTTGAGATAGTATGGCTGTGATTTCTTTAGTCTCTTTTTCGGTAAATGTTACTGTGCCAGATGCATCAACAAAATATGCATCACGGAACCAAACATCTTTAGTTGCTTTCATTCTACCGATATCAATGTTGAATGAAGCCTTCAAATCTGCAATTGTCTTTCCTGTGTATGCTGTGTGAAACACGATACCCATTTGTGCAGCCAACATAGACTTAGCCAGTGCAGAGTCTTCAGGAACTGCATACACAAGTGTATTTGGCTGAAATGTCACATACTTTACACCATCAATCGTTGCTTTCTTGATATCGCCTTTAGCAAACATCATATCGCCTTGCAGAATGCCGTCAATACCAATCTTTGGCAAGTATGCTAGTGCAACTTTCAATTTCTTATTCAGTCCTTCACCAGGATGATTTCTATCAATATCATCATCTGTGTAGTTTAGCTTTGCATCCTTGTTGAAGATACCCTTTGTAGCAACAAAGAATTTACCATTCTCAGGATTAGTGCCAGCAAATACAGCAGGTGCACCATCCCACTTCGTGCTGACGTATACCTTACCATCTGAGTTGCCAGCAAGCATGTCTCTAAGTGATCGCAAAAAGTTAATTGCATCCCTCGTACCAGCTACACCACGATTTAGAACTTCTTCCTCAATATGCTCTAGGTGAACGTTCTTGCCTTCTTTTGAGGCCTCTGTTAGGAATTCTTTGAATTTCATATTTCTTTTGCCTTGGATCCAAGCAGTCGCTTGGGCATAATCAACACACGAACACCACTATATGTTTTACCTTTAGACTCATAGTTACGACCGGAAGAGTATCTAGCTCCAATGATCGCAGTGTAGTCATCTTTCTTGAAGTCTGCAATGTCTGGATTATATACAGCATGAGCAGAAAAATCCAACATATGCTTCTCACCAGTTTTTCTAAACACAGCATCACCCTGACCGATAAGATGGATGTTGTCTATGCCAAACTGTGATGCGCCATAAAGTGGACCATATATCGCTTTACCAATCAAATTTTTATCTTTAATTGTTCTGTAGAATCGTTCTTTGCCACCAACAACAGCTTCATGAAATCCTGTCAGTGTGTCCAAGAATCCCATGACAGTCTTATCTTTAGATATTGCACCGGCTTTGGCACCATCAGCCTTTGTTGTAATTCCACTGTATTGCTGAAATCCACTAGCATCAGTACCCATCTTGTGAGATATGAAACATACATCTTTGAATTTCTTAGATTTTGCGTCATATGTCACCAAGGCAATATCAGCCTTAGGTGTTCCCTCAACTTTGTTGGCGCCATAAATGTCTTTGAATACATGTTTACCAGCTTGTATCGTGATAGGTTTACCGACTTTCATGATATAACCATTGATTTGTTGCAGAACAGCTAATTCACCACGCTCCGTTGGAGTTGGTGAATATAGATTATATGTTTTGTCGAGGTCTTTGAACTTATGTAAAAGCCCATGAACTTTCGCTGATCCTGCCATGTAAACTCCAATGTTTTATTGGATATTTATACACGAACACCTTCAAACTTTGAGTTGAATTTACGCTCACGATTACCAAAGGTATTGATGGGCTTGTCATCAACTTGACCAGAATCTATGATGTTCTGTGCAATATCCTCAACATCATACAGCCTCATCTTGGATTTGTCAACACCAATCACAAACTTTTTGTTCTCGTTAGGATCACTATATCGATTCTTGAGTTGTTTCACCATGATCTGATTCAGTTGGTGCAATTCTTCTGTACTGATTAGTGCAAACATAAAGTCAGCAGTTGCAGGCAAACCAAACGATTCTGAAGTATCTTCAAGTCCAACGTCTGAGTTACTGAAACCACTTCGCGTGGTCTGTGTCGCAGAAACGATAGGCACATTGAATTCAACTGCAAGGCCACGCAACTCTTCAGCAATCGCTTTGATGTATGTGTATGAGTTTACGCTTGCACCCATCTTCATTCTGGAAGAACAGCAGATATTCAAATAGTCAATAAAGATAATCTTTGGTTGGAAATTCTTTTTCAGGTGCAACTCATTCAACAGTGAACGAAAGTGCATTGATCCAGCAGCCGCAGTTGGATATTCTTTAATGACCAACTTACCCTGTGCTTTGTTTTGAACAGCTTTGAATCTGCGAACATAATCTTCTTTACTGATAACATGAAGATCATTGATTGAGATGTTCAATAGATTTGCATCAATTCTTTCAGCAATCTTTTCTTCGGACATTTCCATGGTGATGTACAACACATCAGTGCCCGCCGAGATGCAACCAGCAGCAACGTGACACATGAACAAACTCTTACCAACACCAGTGCCAGCAAGTGCGATGTTCAGTGTTTTGTTAGGCAAACCACCCTTGGTGATTTTGTTGAAGTAATCTAGGTCAAACGGAACACGCTCTTCTTTTCTGTGATAGAATTCAAAGCGGCTTTCATAATCATGAATGTAATCATGGCCAACGTTTTGATCAAATGACACACCCAAGGCATCAGCAAGAATCTTAGGAATCTCACCTTTGCCTTTGGTGCTTTTCTTATCATCAAGAATCGTTACAGATTCCATGATAGCATTGTAGATTGCTTTGTCTTGACAAAACTTCTCTGTCTGATCAGTCAACCAATCAATGTTGGTTTCTTCATTACGTTGCTCATGAATTTCATTCAGCAATTCAATTGCGCCACGAACCTGCTCTTCGGTATGACTCTTGCCTTCAGTCAGATTGATAATCAATGCTTCGTGTGTAGGCAAATTCTTGTACTTGTCCAGAAACTCACGAACTTCATTGAATACAAGTTTCTCTACGTTATCAGAGAAGTATTCCTCTTGAATGAACGGTATTGTTTTTCTGGTAAAGTCTTCATTATAAATCAGACTCTTCAGAATAGATTTTTCTAGGCGATTCA